GACTTCGGAACCGGCGCAGCGTTCACCAGGGAACTGAACCACATCGTGCAACACGTGTATGTGGCGGTCTCTGGCTTAGGCGGGCGCACCGACTCGGCCAGCGATGGCAAGGCTTCGAGCCGCAAGACTGGCGTTGCGGCCAGCAGCATCACCGTCAACGAGAAGTGCAAGCTCACCGGATACGTCCCATCTCCATCGTCATCGTTCACCGTCCAGGGTCCCCCCGGCTGCGGGTTTTGACGCTTGACACCGTGTCCTGACGTCAGCTAGGCGTAGGGTTCACGGTCAGGACCGCTGGAACTCACCTCCCAGCGGCCAGAGGCGGCAGGGCATGGTGCTCTGCCGTTTCGCTTTTTGTAGAGGCTCGGTAGTTCAAAGGTCTGTCCGAAAGGGCAGCGCAGGCATGCGGATGGCAAGAACAGAAGGCGGCAGCCTATCTGATGCTGGTTTCGACTCCAGCTCGAGCCTCAGGAGACCCCGTCGGCGCCAGTCACCCTTCAATGGGACCGGGCACAGCGGGGTTTCTGCTTTTTGTAGAGGGACATCGAGCCCGGTGGAGCTACGGCAGAAACGAGCGATGGACTCCGCGCCGGGCCGCCTACCTCTAGTTCAACAGTCGCCCCGCCCCTGAACGAAGCTCAAAGCAGCTGGCTTAGTGCCGAACGATGAGTAGGACAGAGGGGGCGGGGCCACTCGCGACTCACGCGGCGATCCGGTAGTCCTGATCCGGCGTCCAGATGAGCGGCTCGCGCCTGCCCCACGGGTCACTCGAGCTGTCGATCGCGTTCTGCAACGCCTGCTCGTACTCGGCCATCTCCTGCGCCTTCTGCCATTCCTCGGAGCCAATCTCGGGGCCCTTGGCGGGCGGGCGATACTCGGACATGTGAGGCGTGGCTCCGTAGAGGATGGCGTCCCACGTGTCATCGTCGCACTTCGGCGAGTGGTCGTTGCGCTCATCGTTCCAGAGCAGGTTGATCGCGTCGTTCCGTGCGTCCATGCAGTCGATGAGGTGCATCTGCAGCGTGCCGCCGCGAATCGCGGACTGAACGAGCTGGATGCGGCGCAGCTTGCGCGCCTTGTCCGCGCACTGCACCGGGATACCCATGCGCTGCAGGCTGCGCTCGATGAGCTTGCCGGCGCTCGTGCCGTCGATGTGTACGCTGGCCTCGGGGTACTTTACGATGAGCTGCCGGCATATCTCGGCCAAGCTCTCGACGGTCACGTCCGAATGCTTACGGGCCTCGCGCACCCAGACGTAGGGGAGGGTTGACGAGCTCGCACACACCGATGTGGCGGCGTGGTCGAGGTCGGGTTCTTCCTCGCTGTGCGCGCCCAGGTCTAGCCCGATGGTCCAGAAGTCCGGGCGGACCGGGAACTCGGTAAAGCTGTTCTTGGGCGTCAGCTTGTAAATGATCGCCTTCAGGTCGAGCACCCACTGGCCGAGGTACTCGCGCACGAACGAGGCCGGCAGCAGCTTCCAACACGCCGGGTCGTTGATGAGGTCGAGTATCGTCTTGCAGTGCTTCGGCCACTTCTCCTGCGCCGGCACGCCCTGCATGCGCTGCAGCGTGTCCGCGAAATACTTCAGAACGTTGATCAGGTGTGGGTTGTGTCGCGCATCCCAGGCGAACACGGGGTACTTGCTCGAGCTGTCGCCGCTGCTCAGGTCGTACCAGTAGCCACGGGGGATGGCGCCGGGCGTTCCACCCGCGAACCACAGCCCATTGAAGTCCATCAGACGCGGCGCGACACATTCGTGGATGTCGTACTCGAGCAGGGTCTGATTGATGCTCGCGCATTCGTCCCAGCCGGCGGCCACCCACGGCGTGCCGCGGCGCTTGTTGCACTCGTTGACGTCTTTGCAGCCGCGGTAGAGCACGCGGTAGCCGTTCGGCCAGAGGAAGCACCCGTCGCCACGGCGTTCCTCGATGCCGCAGCCGTACAGCTCATTGAACTTCCAGACGGCTGGCGAGAGGATGTCTCGGGAGCGCTCCGCCGAGATGGTGACGAATACGCTCGCCTGGTTCGGGTGAGCAGCGCTGACGCTGTGGAACCGCCCCAGCATCGAGGTCGACTTGCCACCGCCGCGGCCAGCTCGAGCAATGGCACCCTGCTTGCGGCAGCGCGCGAACGCCCGAGCTCCGCCGTACCCTGGGTGCGACAGGAACGGCATCCCGTCGAGCATCTTCTGCCAACCCGGGGTCATCACGGCGCCCATGCGCCCGATCCCCTGCCTGATTAGCGCCTTCAGCCGCGGGTCGGACATCTGCCTTTTGTCGCCACTTGCCCTCAGCCTACGTCAAAGCTACCCTGTAAGCCACATGGCCGACATAGCCCGCCCCAACGATCCACTCACGAATTGGTCCAGGCAGCCCCCCGCCGACGCTGCGAAGCGCGTGCAGTCGATGGTGGAGCTGCACGAGAAACACCTTGGGTGGAGGCACCAGATGGCCTGGGAGGGCGCTGCGGCGTACGGCGGGCTGGGACTCGGGGATCTCTTCTACTCGATTGGTGGACGCGATGCGCCATACGGCGGAAACAGCAAGCGGCGCCGTCGCGGGCGCGATCGTTGGGGCGGGTTCGGGAGCCAGGAGAACGAGCAGCACGCGCGCGCGGTGGTCGAGACGGTTGCCGAGAAGGCCACTGGCCTGGACCAGCCCAAAACGCAGATGGTGGCGACGGACGCCGAGTGGGAGCTACGGCGCCAAGGTGTGTGGGCTGACCGTTTCATCGAGGGCAACATGCACCTCGCTCAGGGCATGTTTCGGGACACCTGGGACCTGGCCAGACACGGGTTCTTGCTGAGCGCCTGCAGCACCGGCACGGTCGCTGCCCGGGTAGAGCCGGACTACGTCTCGAAGCGCGTCAGGACGCAGCTCCGGAGCACGCTGAACACGTTCATCGACCCGGGCGACGTGGCCAATGGCCAGCCGCTATCGTACTTTGACGTGACGTGGGAGAACCCCGAGTACATGCTCGAGGACGAGCGCTTCAAGGCGCACAAGGACCTGATCTGGAAGTCGTCCGAGGTGCCGCCGCAGCACCTGAAGGACTACGACGGCGGGGCCACCTACGGGACGCGCATGGTGAAGTGGACGAGCGCTTGGCGCATGCCGTTTGGCAAGTTCAAGGGGCGACAGGCCATCTTCGTGGGCGGTGAATGGGTGCTCTGGGAGGACTGGAAGTTCCCCGAGCCACCGCTGGCGTTCTTCCGCTGGAACCGCTGCGTCGACCCTTCGAACTTCTGGGGCGAGAACTTCATACGCATCATGCTCGCGCCGCTGCGGGACGCTTCCGACATCGACGATATCGTGCAGAACACGATGAGCAAGACGAGTCAGACGAACATCAGCCTGGACGGGACCAGCACGGGACCAAAGGCTGTGCTCGACGCGCATGACGTGAACGTTTACCGGTACGACTCCAAGCTTAACCAGAAGCCACCGATAGTCGACAAGCCAGGCCTGCTGCACGCGGACTATTTCCAGTACAGGGACCGGAAGATCCAGATTGCCAAGGAGCTGGCGGGCGTGCCGGACATGCACATAACGTCACAGAGCTCGGCGCCTTCGAGCTCGGGGCGTTCCAAGCGGCTCGAGGCCAGCCTGCTGCCGGAGCGCATCGCCAAGAAACTGCGTGGCTGGCGGGACTGGACCGCCGTCGACATTGCCACCCGGCAGATTCGTGCGGCGCGCGAGATCGGGGCGGTGGAGCCGAATTGGCAGGTGACCTGGCCCGGGGCGGACTTCGACTCGAAGGTGTCGGTCAAAGTCCTGGATATCGATGACGAAATCTACACGATTCTGTCCTACGCCGTGTCGGAGCAGAAGAACACCCCGAGCGCGCGAGCCGACGACGCGCAGGAGATGCTCGAGCGTGGCGAGATCAGCAAAGAACAGCTCGCGGTCATTCTCGGTGGGCTCTACGACACACCGAAAGAGGGCAAGGTGGCCAGCGCCCAGCGCCGCAAGGTGGCCAAGACCCTGGACGATATGCTGCACGCCGACGAGGACGTAATCGCTGACGAAAACGTCTATTGGGCGGAACGCTACACCCCTCCTGCCCCATGGGACAATGCGGCCGCGGCGCTCGCGCAGGCTCAGCCCGTCTACGACAACGCGATAGTGGACGGAGTACCGCAGAACCGGCGTAACCTGATGCGGCGCTACATGGAGGAGCTGGTGGCTTTGAAGTCGAATCAGGACCGAGAAGCTGCTATGGCTGCGGCTTCGGTGAACGTGACGGCGACGCCGGAGCAGGCGTTTCCCACCCCACAACCGCAGCCAGGAGGCGGAATTGGACAACCTGACATGGGCGGAGCGCCCTTACCTGCGCCTGGTGCGCCCCCCGACATGGGACTCGGCGGAGCCATGCCCGCGCAAAACGTCGGAGGATTCCCCGGGATGGCGTGAGCTGGACGCCGAGGTCTGGGCTCTGCTACATGAGCGGCAGCTGGCCAAGCGCCGGGTGTGCTGAGGTATCCCCCCTCCCTTGGCGCCCCGGTGCTGGCGAGCACCTACGAAAGGCACCATATGACAGCGACTGCGATCGGAGCGGTAGGGCTCATGCTGTTTCTGACGATCACGTCAGGGCTCGGCAGCATCCACCGGGCGCTGATGTCGATTCGCGACGTTCTGCAGGCGACGCGCTACATGCACGAGGCGCAGTTCAAGGAAAGGCAAGACGATGAGCGACGAGGAAGAAAACGCAGCGATCGAGCGCATGGAGGCGCAGGAGATGGCTTGCGATGAGATCGATTCCCTGCGGTCCGAGCTGACCGCTACTCAGCATGAGCTGGCTTTTCTGCGGGGCCAGCTCGCAGGGCTGAACAACCGC